GTAATAAATGTCTATCTCTATCGGATACAATTGTTTGAATAGTAGCTGTTGGGTTATTTGGAACTAATACTGCTCTTGTTGAAGTTCCAGTTCCTCCCGTTGGATACCAAATAAATGTTTTACCATTTTTAATAGTTGCAACTAAATTTTCTCCAAAATTATCTAATGACCAATCCGCTGCATCAATGGTTGCATTAGAAGTTGTTCTTGGTGTTCCCCATGTTGAATCTCCCCATAATCCTGTACCCCAACCATAACCTAAAGCAGCAATTAAAGGACCAATAATATAATAAGGCGTACAAGTTGCAGACCCAGAAGCAATACTATTTCCAGTTGCATTTGTTGCCATAGTAATTGTAAATGTTCCACTTGTTGGAATTGAAATTACTTCAAATGTATTTGTTGTAAAATCAGCAGCTACGTAACCAGATCCAACTGGTGCAGTAACTAGACTAAATACAATATATTCACCAATATCTAGATTATGTGAAGCTTTATTAACAGTAACAGTTTTAGATCCTGATGTTGTAGTAAATGTACAAGAAGTTAAATTTCTATCTGTATCTAATGGTGTAATGTCGTATAAACTATCTGCATCATAAACATATAAACATTTATTTGTTCCGAGAGCCGCGTATCGTCTGCCAGTTAAATCGGTCCACGACCATTGTGCTCTTGCAGCACCTGCAATTAATTTATCTGTAATCTGTTCCCATCCACCTAATTTTTCTGGTGATCCATATCTAAATCTAACATTATTGCCATCGATCCACTCACCCATTGCTTGTGAAGCTGTGGCTTGTTTATTAAATCCAGGTTTTAAAGGTATCTTTGCTAAAGGCATATTATTATAAAGCTTGTAAAGGATATTGAATATAAACAATACCTTGTTGTCCAGAATTTCCTGCTGGTCCACCACTTCCATAACTTCCACCATTTAAAGGATCTGAAGAATTTCCTGCTGATCCTCCTGTATTTCCATTAATAACTGTTGGTGCTAAATTTGTGCCTCCACCACCTCCTCCAGTTGGTGAAAAGTCATAATTAGGTTGTGTTCCAGCTGATCCTCCATAATATCCTCCTGCTCCGCCTCCTCCTGAACTAAAGTCTCCACCAGGTTGGTAAATACCATCTCCTCCATTTGAACTTGGGTTTTGTGCTCCAGCAATTCCTTCATAGCCATAAGAACTTTGACCATTTTGATCTGATCCTCCACCATAACCACCTTCATTACCTCTTTCAGTTCCACCTCCTCCACCACCAGCTCCAGCAGCTACTAAAATAGTTGTTCCTCTTAAAATTAATGAAGCTCCACCTCCACCTCCTCCAGATGCAGAAGATCCTCGGTTACCAGCATCTCCACCTCTTCCACCAAAACCATAATTTGTTCCTGAAACATTTATACCTAAACCACCTGTACCACCATCCCAGTTTCCACCACCATATCGTCCACCACCTCCAACAGATATATTTAAAGTTTCAACATTGATTGATAAATTTGAATTTCTAACATAAGCACCACCACCACCTGCTCTTCCAGTTCCAGCTCCACCACCTCCACCACCGCCCCACATGATTACATCAACATATCCATAAGTTCCAGTTGAACTTATAACAAGTTGATTACCACCTTGAGAAGCAAAAGTATGTCGTCTCCAAAGTTTACCACCGATTGTTACATTGCTAACAGTACCACCCGTAGCTACTACGGAGTTAAATCCTCCAGAGCCTATTAAAAAAGGATAAAGAGTCATTGTGTTTAACTAAGTCCACCACCTGTAATAACAAATGTGTTGGTTGTTACGCAATAAACAGTAGCTAATCCTTTTTGAGCTAATGTTCTATTTCCTGTATTTGCTGTACCTACTTGATACATAGTTACACTTGTACTTTGTGTAATTGTAATGTCTGTTGTTCCATTATTAAATATAATTGCATTCTGTCCAGCTGTGAATATACTTGGTGGTACAATTACATTTGAACTTGTATTTATACATTTACCGTGGTCCGTGGCTGTTAGGGTATAGGCACTTGTTGCTGTGTTTAACGGAACAAGTCTCAGTTCCCCTTTAGAATCATTATTGGTTGCACCTGTTAAAGTTACACAAGATATTGTTGTACCTGTTAATGTTGTAGCTGTTGCAGTCGTTGCAAGAAACGTATTAGTTGAAACTGTAGCAGTTGCAGTTAAATTACTTACAGTTAAACTTTGTGTAGTTGTACTACCATAGGTAAGAACTTGATCAATAGTCATTGTTCCACCTAAACTATTTAAATCAATAGAAGTTACATTTGTTCCATCTGAATAAGCACCAGATATTTTACCTGATGTTAAATTAAACCCAGTTCCAGATGTTGTTTTAAATGTTAATGAATATGTATTACGCGTTGTTGAATCTTTTATAAAATAAACTTTTTCAATACCGTCTGGTAAATTGATTGTAGAATTTCCTGTTAATGAACCTGTAAATTCAAGCACCATATTTCTAGCATTAGAAATAGTAGCGTTCGTCATTGCTAAAGTTGTTGTGGTTGATGTTAAAGCAACCGACTGATATCCAGCAACTGCTTGTTGTATTAAATTTAAGTTATTATTTGTTTTATCTCCCCAGGTATTCGAGTTTTCACCCGTTACCATTAATTCTAGTTTAAGATCCGTTGAATAAGATGATGCCATAATCCTTTATTATATAGTTATTAAGCCGCTATATCAACCACGGTCCATGTATTAGTTGCGTTGATATTAACCACTGCCCACGCATCTATGAAAACTCTACCTGTTCTAGCAGTCATTTGTACTCCTGTTAATTCAACACCAATTGAAATTACTACAGACCTAACTGCTGTTGTAGCTCTAACTTGAGTAACAAAAACTTCATTATCAACTCTTACCGTTACAGTATCTGTTGTAGATCTTAATAAATTAGTAGTTGGGAAAGCATTAGCATTAGCTGTTACAACTTCATTACCTAAGAAAATATCTAATTCTACAGATTGTGGATTAACTACGGCATTTGCATTTACAATTACTGTATTAACAGTAGATCTTAATAAGTTAGTACTTAAATTAACATTTGCATTTGCTGTAATTGCTTCATCACCTAAATTAACAGTTAATAAATTAGTAGATACATTAACATTTGCGTTTGCGTTTACAGTTACTGTGTTAACAGTAGATTTTAATACTACTTCGTCTCCTGTAGCAACAAATGCATTTCCACCAGCTAAAATTGTTACGCTATCAATATTTGATTGTATTAAATTTGTACTTACATTAATTACAGAAGTAATTTGGAAAGAAACATTATTAACTGTTGATTGTATTAAATTTGTACTTAAATTAATTACTTGTCCAGCTTCAGCTGTTACGCTATTAACTGTAGATTGTAATAAATTTCCAGTTACATTAATATTAGGACTAATGATGAAATTAACACTATTAACCGTTGATTGTAATAAATTTGTATTAGCAGATATATTTACACCTATACCAATGGTTACACTAGATATGGCTGTAGCTGCACTTACTCCAGTAACTTGAACTTCTACATTAACTCCACCTTCAGCTGAAAAAGGTGCTTCTGCAAATGCTGTTGCTCCAAAAAACATATAATAATCCTATAGTGGGAAGGGTTGGTGTATAGGTGGAAGACCCCTCCCAATATAGAATTATATCATTTCTTAAACCAGCTCGGAAGACCTAGATGTTTTCTTTTATCAAAGATATTGTCTTTTGCACCTTTGGTTGCAGCATTATTGTAATGTAAGAATACTTGACCACAGTCTTGACCATCAAATTCTTCTCTCCAATGCTCTAATAAATTACCTCTATAAACTAACATATCACCAGGTTTTAAATTTACTTTAATACCTTTAGTATTATCTGATATATAACCTTTTCCTTCTACAAGTCCTCCCATTTTAGGATTTGGTTCAATATATATTGGCCATGAATCTCCACCTAGATTTAATGTTGTAGATATTTCACAACTAAATCTATCTTTATGCCGATGTAAGATATCTCCTTTTTTATAAATTCTTGCATATGAATAAGTAGGTATTAATTTTATTCCTGTTTGTTTTTCCATAATAGGTTGAACTAACAATAATAAAGTTTCCATAGCAATGTCTGAATAATGAGAATAAGTATTAGGAACTTGATCATCATTCCATACACCAAACTCAGTTGTAAATGGAGATATATATCTTTCATCAAACATTGTTCTTGCAACTTGTCTTTTCATTAAAAAGTAGTTGTATACAAAGTTTGCAATCTTTGGATCTATTGCTTTTTCAATTACAGTAAATCTATCTTTTTTAAAATTATATTTAGACATTTACCTTTGCCATTTCTTTAGGAACTGCTTGTATATTAAAATGAATAAATCTAAATGGTTCTTTACCGTGATCTACTGCATATTCATGTTCCATATATCCTGGGAAGAATATAAGTGTTCCTGGTTTAACTTTAAAGTGTACAAGTTCTGTACCATGAGTAATTGCATCTTGTTTTTTAAGTTTTAATTTAGTGCAACGTGCACCTGTTCTTGGTTCATGAAATATTGGATAAGAAGTATTTTCACTTGCTTTAAGAAAATAAAAACCACCTACGTGTTGATTCCAATGAATATGTGCTGAATGATGACCCCCACCATTTTTAGCAAATTCTTGTACCCAACTTTCAGAAAAGAAAGTTGTATATTGTTGCATATCAAATCCTTGCCAATCTAAAAATTCCCAAGCTTTTTGACCCACATAATTATGAAAATCTCTAAACTTAGTATCTACAGTTAAAGGTGTTGAATGATAAGATGTACCAAAATCTCCATTTTTTTTAATATCTGCTTTTCTTAAATCTCTAGCGTCTTTAATATATTTGTCAGTTGCTTTAGTAAGCGACTTAACAAACTCTGGTTTATCTTCCATCCAGATTGGTGTTTTAAAATATTCTTGTATAAACATATTATTTAAACGGATATCCTAAGTTCCAAACAACTAAAGAATATCTTGTTCCTCTTGTTACTGGTTGTACTCTATGCCACACAAAAGAAGGAAATACAACTATAGAGCCTTTAGGAAGTATTTCTTTTACAGTCAACACATGTCTATCTTCATCACGCATGTGTGGATCATAATTTCTACAATCAAATTGTAGTTCGCCCCCTGTATATTCTGAACCATCTGTTAGTTGGCAAGTTACAGATAATTTTCTAATTTTACCATGACTGTTTGGATCTTCTGGTTTGTCATACGGTACATCCCAAGAATCACAATGCCAATCATAATATTGATTTAACTTATATTTAGTAAATTGGCAAGACTCAGAAAAATTCCAATCATAATTCCATCCAGCTTTTTTATTTGCTTCATGAATATATGGATGAATTTCTTTATAAATCCATGTATCATTTAACCAAACAATATTAGAATTTCTTTTCTTTTTTAAATCTACAATTTCTTCTTCCTTTAATGGTTTTTCTTTTAAATTTCTATCTCTTCCATATCCACCAGTAATGGCTAAATCTTCTTGATGACTTAATCCATATTTAATAATATCATCACAAATCTTTGGTGGTATTGCTGATTTAAAGTACCAATAATAATTAGATAAATTCATAAGTTGTAGTTAATATAAAATTTAATTGTTCTGCTGTATTAGAAGTTATATGATATCTTTGAGTAGAAGGAAACATTATAAAATCGTTGTTATTTAAAGGTATTTCCCAACTTCTTCCTTTTCTTCTGTTGTCATCGTATTCTATAAATACTTTACAAGAATCTTTTCCAACATTTACTCCATATAACATTACATAATCTGGAGAGTTTCTTAAATCTACTGGATCAACTTGTAATAATGAATTTGAATGTTGTCTTGGTTTATAAATATTACCAATTGTTTTTTTATGAACTAATGTAAAACCATATTCTAAATTTATATGCTCACGTAAATATGTTTGTAACATATCAAAAGATCTAGAAAATGGAAATTCTCTATTATAAATAGTAGAGGATAAAATATCCGCACTTAATTTTTCTCGGTCTATTTCAAAACCTTTAGGCATTTCTACTTGACCAAAATGTAGGTCTATTTGAGATAGTATTTTTTTATGCATAACACCGTATGCAATAGATATATATTGTTTAGTTAGATGTCAATAATTAAGATCTAGTCTTTAAATCCCAAGATTGTCCAGCTTCATTCCACTGATAATAAGACAAAGCTGTAATTTGTTCTTCAGTTAATGCTGGAGCATCACCTATTGGTGATTTCCAAGATGCAGTTGCTATATCTTTTACCCATGAAGTAAAAGGTTTTTTTGGCCAGAAGATATTGTTGTCTTCATCCCAAGTATAACCGATACCTGCATAATTTCCTCTAAATGGTGTTCCACCACTTTTGTGTTGTCCACCTGCTGTATTATATGATGTTTGAATCCACATTTGAGCTGGCCAGTTATTATGTAATTCTAAATACTGTTGACCAACTGTTTCGTCTTCAACTCCAGAAGCATTAAGCATATCACTGTTATTCAGTGTTAATACTGCTATAACTTTTCCGTTCGCTCCTAATTTTGCAAAATGTGCCATATTTATCTCCTATTATAATTTAGTTTTTGTTAATTGTAAATCCATAGTTTTTATTGGAATTTATATCTAATAATAACGATTCCTGATCCGCCAGATGCTCCATTTGCTAATGGACTTGCATTCGGCCCATTTGATCCACCACCACCACCACCTCCTGTATTTGTTGTTCCAGCAACTGCACCATTAGTTGGAGTCATAGGACGATCTCCACCTTTACCACCTCCTCCAGTTCCTCCTGCTCCGCCTGATCCACAACCTTGAGCATCAGAAAAACCACCACCACCTCCTCCAGCATAAGCTGTAGGACTTGCTGAAATTGAAGTCGTAGCACCTGCTCCTCCTTGTCTAGGAGTTCCTACAGCACCACCAGCTTGTGTAGCTCCTCCACCTCCACCTCCACCTTCTGAACCACCAGCATTGCCACCAGGAAAACCTTGTGAAGGACTTACTGGTGGAGTATTTCCTGCTCCTCCAGTTCCTGGCCCTGAAGCTCCACCTCCTGAACCACCAGCACTAGCTGTTCCTGAAGGAGCGGCTTCACCACCTCCTCCTCCAGCAGATGTTATAGTTGAAAATACTGAATTTGAACCAGAGGGAGCTGTTCCTGAAGGATTTGTTCCACCAGAACCACCACCTCCTACTGTAATTGGATATCCTGTTGCTGTAACTGGTAATGATGTTGTAGATGCTAAAGGAGAAGCCGTCCATGCCGCTGGACTTGGTACTGATTCTCTAAATCCTCCAGCGCCTCCACCTCCAGCTCTATCCCATGCACCTCCTCCTCCTCCAGCTACTACTAAATAATCTACTGTTGTTGATCCTAAAGGATTACCAGCTGAACTAACTGTAAAAGTTCCTGGACCTGTGAATGTATGAATTTTATAATTACCAGAAGTTGTAATTGTTCCACCTGTTGCTGATACGAATTGTGGAACTGGTATATCTGATCTACTCCCTGAATCAGTTATAATCCATCCTTGTGTTGCATCCACATAAACTAAAGTTACTGAAACACCATTAGTTGACATAATTGCATTAGCTGCAATTCCACCAATAAGAGAACTATTTCTTCCAACTGTTAAATTATTAGTTGCAAAGGTATTTGCATAATCACATATACCAACAATGTCTCCAGCCGTAGGTGTTGCAGGTAAAGTTACTGTAAAAGCTGATGAAGTAGTATTACAAAAATATCCATTTCCACTTACTGCTGTGAATCCTGTTGTTTTAGCAGTTGTATCCCAGTTAACTGAACCTGTTCTTCCAAATCCTGTTGCTGTACCGTTATTCGTGATCGTTGCACCAGCTGGAATGATAATTGTATTTCCACTGTTGCCCAATGTTAATTGAGTACATAATTGTTTAGGACTAATTTTATTTACTTTAATTTCACTCATAATTTTATTTTATTGGAATTTATATCTAATAACAACTATACCTGATCCACCAGCTCCACCTGTTCCAGCTTGTGACATACCTCCACCTCCGCCACCTGTATTGGTTGTTCCTGCTACACCAGATATAACTGGAGAAGAAGGAAAATTTGGAGAAAAATTACCAGCTCCACCACCGCCTGAACCACCTGAACCTGGTGTTCCACCTTGATATGTAGATCCGCCTCCACCACCAGCATAAGCTGTTGGAGATCCTGATATTGAAGTTGTTACTCCTGCTCCACCTGGAGCTCCAACAGTAGGTGTTGCTGATGTTGGTGATACCGCACCTGCACCTCCACCTCCACCAGAACCATAATTTGGAGCACTAGTACTATTTGAAGGAGAACCATTATTTCCTTGAGAAGGACTAACGGGTGGTGTGTTTCCACTTCCTGCTGGTACGTTTTGACTATTTTGTGCTCCACCACCACCTCCTGATCCACCTGGAAGTCCATTCATTTCAGTTGAAACTGGTGTAGGTTTATTACCACCACCACCTCCTCCTCCAGTTGATGTTATAGTTGAAAAAACTGAATTATTTCCAGAAACTCCTGTAGATGGTGATTTACCACCTGCTCCACCTCCTCCAACTGTAATTGGATAACCTGTTGCTGAAACTGGTAAAGATGTTGAAGAAGCTAATGGACTTGCTGTCCACGGAGCTCCTGTTGCTTTTGATTCTCTGTAACCTCCAGCTCCACCACCACCTCCACCTGAAGAATCAACTGCTCCTCCACCACCACCCCCTCCTCCAGCTACTACTAAATAATCAACAGTCGTTGAGCCTGCTGGTGATCCAGCATTAGTTACTGTAAAAGTTCCTGGACCTGTAAAAGAATGAATTTTATAATCACCACAAGTTGTAATTGTTCCACCTGTTGCTGCAACAAAAGTATTTCCTGCAATATAAGTTGCATCTCCTGTATTAATCCAACCTCTTGTTGAATCTACATAAACAAAAGTTACTGATTGGCCTCTTGTACTTAAATTCGCTGGTAATGAAGCAACTCCACCAATTTTTTCAGTTCCGTTTGCATTAACTGTAACATTGTTTGTTTGCCATGTTCCTGCATAATCAGATAAAGCAACTATCGCACCAGCTGTTCCTGCTGGTAAGTTTACTGTAACTGCACCACTTGTTGTATTAATAAAATATCCAACACCTGAAGCTGCTGTTACTGTTGTGGTTTTAGCAGTCGTGTCCCAATTAACTGCACCATTGTACGTAGCACCAAAACCACTGGATGTTGCACCAGATGCTAAAGCAACAGTTTGTCCAGATGTTCCAATAGTAATAGTTGTACTATTAGTTTGAGTAATTATAGTACTCGTATTTGAATTCTGTATTGTATCTGTTCTTAAAATTCCTGCCATAATTTACCTATTGAAATTTGTATCTAATAACCACGATTCCGCTTCCTCCAGCAGCACCATTTCGTTCACCACCACCGTTTTGACCACCTCCACCGCCACCACCACCAGTGTTGGCTGTACCTGCAGAACCAGCAGCATTAAGACCACCCGCTCCTCCACCACCAGAAGCTGTTCCTGCTAAATCTTTTTGTGATCCACCCCCTCCTCCTCCTGCTCTTTGAGTTGGAGTTGCATTAATTGAAGACGTTGCTCCAGTTCCACCAGGACCTGCTTGTGGTCCAGTAGCAGCTGTTCCAGAAACAGTTGCACCTCCACCACCACCCCCATTATGTGGGTTTCCTGGTCCAAAAGTAACTACATTTCCATTTCCACCATTAGTTCCTTGAGCTGGTGCTACTGGTGGACTGTTTCCTGTTCCAGCTTGTGCTCCTGATCCACAAGGAATGTTTCTACTACCTCCACCTCCACCCGAACCTCCAGAATTAGCATTACCAGTACAAAGTGTATATACACCACCACCTCCTCCACCAGCTGATGTAATTGTTGAAAAAATTGAAGATGAACCTGAATTTTTAGTATTAGCGGGTTGTGTAGTTGTAGCACCTCCAGCTCCTACTGTAATTGGGTAACCTTGTACTGAAACTGGTAAAGCTGAAACACCTGATCCTAATGGAGATACTGTATAAGAACCAGAAGCCGTTCCTGAAGATTCTCTATAACCACCTGCTCCACCTCCTCCTCCGCTTTGATAACATGTTACTCCAAAACCTCCAGCACCACCTCCAGCTACTACTAAATAGTCTACTGTTGTTGAACCTATTGGATTACCTACTGAGCTAACTGTAAAAGTTCCTGGCCCTGTAAATGTATGAACTTTATAATTTCCGCAAGTTGTTATTGTTCCACCTGTTGCTACAATATATGTAGGCAATGGTAAATCAGATCTATTTCCTGAATCAGTTACAATCCAACCTTGGGTTGCATCTACATATACAAAAGTTACTGAAACACCACTAGTTGATAAAACTGAATTAGATGCAGTTCCTGCAATATTAGAACCATTTCTATCAACTGTTATATTATTTGTTGCAAAAGTATTTGCATAATCACATATACCAACAATGTCTCCAGCCGTAGGTGTTGCAGGTAAAGTTACTGTAAAAGCTGATGAAGTAGTATTACAAAAATATCCTACACCGTTAACTGCCGTGAATCCTGTTGTCTTAGCAGTTGTATTCCAGTTAACTGCTCCTGTTCTAGAAAATCCTGATGAAGTAGCTCCTGCTGCTAAAGCAATTGTATCACCAGAAGCACCAATTGTTAAAGTAGTTCCTGATTGTGGTTCAATTGCATTAACTTCTATTTTAGACATATTATATTACTACCAAAGTTCCTGTTACAGTTAAAGTACTTGTTAAAGTTACTGGTCCTGCAAGTACTCCTGATTGAATTGTTTGAACATCTGTAATTGTTGTTGCATGTGTATTCACAAATGATTGTGGATCCATTACTGGAGAAGGTGTTTCCTTCGCTGGTAATGAACAAAATATATCTTTAGAACCCGCTGCAAAACTTACTAATGAACTTGCATTAGAACTAGATATTACTGTATCTCTTGTAAAGGTCGTAGCGTTCGTTAATGTGCCAATACCAACTTCCCACTGATTGCCTAAAGCAATTGTATAGTAAGTTGAATTACTTGCACCAATGCCTGAAGAAAAACTTTGAAATCCTTGTTGAGCACCGTTTAATGTCACGGTACCTGTGCCAAGGGTTGAAGTAGTTTCTTTGACTCTGTCGTTTATAAAGAACGACATAAAACTAACCTCTAACTAATTCTGAATATTGCATTCGCTGATGTAAACGCTGGGAACACAATTGTAAATGTTCCTGCTGTTGCTGTTTTATCTCCACCAAAATCTAGAACGCAAACAGCTTTGTTTGTAGCTGATGTGTTGTAAATTAGAGCTCCCGCTGCTGTCAACGTAACTCCTGTGAATGATAAATCTGCAAAGTCAACAATTGCTACACCTGTATCAAGTGAAGTTAGTTGTCCTGTTAAAGTACCACCTCCAGCTGTGTACTGACCAGTGTTTGCTACTTCGTTAGTTGAAGTATAAACAGTTGTTGATGCTGATAAGTTTGCTGCTGATGTATAAAGTGATAATTTGAAAACGTTTCCGCCAGTTGCAAAATTATGTACGCCTTCTAAAATTTGCTGTTTAAAAGAATTACATACTGCTTGTGCTATTGCCATATATTGTACTCCTTATAGTTATTATGGTGATGGTGAATTAATTTTAATTCTTAATGAACCATCAAAATACTCGTCTCTACGTCTTCTGCCTGTTTGTTCAATCGTAAAGCCTTGTAATGCTGTATTATACTTGTCTTGATAGAGTTTGTACATATCCATTGGTCCTTTTAAATATGCAAAGGCTTCTACTAAACAAGCATATAATAATAATTCTGGGGCATTTTGACTAATGTAAGTTGTAGTATTAGTAGAACTTAAATTATCAGGTGTATAAACATAGTCTAATGTAACTGCATATGCAGCATCTGGTATAGGAGCTACTTGAATAGCGTTTTCTCTATACATTGAATAATACTTAGGAAATCCTGTTGATCCTCCAGCATTATATTCAGTTATAAATGTATCATCTCTTGGATCTAAAGCTACTTGATTAGAAGAAGTATTAGTTACAATAACTGATCTAACTATTAAAGCTCTTCTAATAGTTGTTGTTCCTTCATCTGTATTATCATCTGGTAAAAGTAAATATTTATTACCAGAGTTAAAACTTGATGTAGCATATTCTCTAGAATAATCTGCATCTGCTTCTCTAAATATTCTATATTCAGAATTTTTAATAAATGTATCACAAATAGTATTAGTTAGTACTGACGAGTCTACTTCTGTATAATCCCTAATCTGTTGTAATAGTTCTGCGTATGTCATGATATTACTATTGTTACACTACCAACACTTGCTAGTGCTGATCTTTTATAGTTAATTATATCTCCACTAATTCCAGGTTGCATACTGTTATTTACAGTTGTAAATTGTCCTGGCCAATAATATAAATCTAATTGTACTTCACAACCACCACCTGGTCTAATATCTGCTCTTGGCATTAATAATGCTTGAGGATCAGCTGGGTGATATGGTGGATCTAATTGAGGATGTTTTGGTTCATATTCAGTAAAATGAACAATAGAACCATTCCATTCTTTTCTCATTTCTTTATATGGAAATTGAGCTCCACTTCTATCAGAAATCGCTAATGATCTTTTACCACGTGCAAATGCCATTAATATCTATCTCCAAAATAAGTATAAGGTGAAATAAATACAGAAGTTCTTTGAGAATCTTCTTCTAAAGCTCTTTGTAATTCATCTTCATATAATAATTTTAAATCTTGTATTCTTTCTGGAGCATATTTTTGTGATAAATAAAATGCAAGTCCAGAAACCATACATGGTAAAAATCTATATGGTAAATCTGCTTGATTTGTATAAGAACCAGCGTCTTGAATTCTTTGTATGTAATAATATTTTAAATAAGTATAAGTTGTACAATCTGGTGCAAGATATAAATTAATTTCTGGTGTAATTTGTCTATTCACATAATATTGTGAAGGTTGACCAGTTTGTCCTTTATTAGGAAGAGCCGCATAAGCAGATCTATCAATTTTATTTAATGATATATCATTTGTACTTGAAGTTACATTTTGACTTGTAGAAACATAAGCTTCTAATACATCACTACAATCTTGTGGTGTAGTATAAGTAATTGTACCAGCTGTCATTAACTGGTTTTTTAATTCTACTTTAAAAAGATGAACACCTCTATTACCCCATTCAGAGAATAATAGATTTAAACTTCTTCTTGATGATTTTAAATCGTAACCTTTTGTATTACGAATGCCACATCTTTCGTACGCCTCTTCTATGACGTCATCAATATCTAAATTAAAAGTAGTTGTGCCAGATGTAGACATATGTCACGACTTTACTTTTTCTTCTTCATTACAGCTTTACCTTTTTTAGCTGTTATTTTTCCTGTAAGCTTATAAGGTTTGTGTGCTCCACCCATTGGTTGTTGTGCTACCATATTAAAATACTCCTTTAAAGATTGTTTTTTTAACTTGTATTGCTTTCTGCCCTCTAACAGAACCACCCTCCATCATTTTCTTTTTAGGAAAACCTTTTTTCATATTTGAATAGGCTTCCTTAGAAACTGTAGATTTAGATTTTGGACGACTTATACCTAAACGTTTTCTTCTATTTATGTTTGCGTATAAACCCTGTTTTTCCATAATGAGAAAAGTATATCATTATTGAATAGTTTAATCTACTTCTTAGTTCTTTTGCTTTTACGCATAGCTTTTGATGGTTTGGCTCCTCTAACCTTTCCATATATTTGCTGTGGTATTGCTGATCTTCCTATTGCCATATTATTCCATTGGGTAGTACATGACTACATTGTTAAGTTTACTGGCTCTTAAGTACTGTTTTCTATTTCCAGCACTATTATAACTACAATGAACCCAGCCAGAGTTAGGTTCATTAGGATTCCAGAATTCTAATATACATTGATCATAATCAAGATTTTGTACAACAAAATCTGCTAATTCTTTATTAGGTATTCCAAAAATTTCAAAATCTGCTGCTTGTCCCTTAGTGTGTTGGCTTTTGGAACTCGAACCAATGGCCTCACAAAGAGCAGCCGATCTGTATCCTGAAGATACAGATACAGGCATTCCGTAAAAATCTCTAATAGGTTGTAATATGTTTTCACAAAGTATTTTTAAGTTTTCTATATGATCTTCACTTGGAGTATTATCTATTCCAAGTCTAGTTGCTTCTTGAGACTTTGTTAATTCATTTAATGTAAAGCTTTTACTTAATTCCATACTATAAATAATTTAAATTTATAACTATCCTTCTTGCTGTATCTGTTTGGCTTACCATAGCATGTTCTATATTAGAATTAAATATTAATATTTTATTAGCTTCGCAAGTCACTTTAATTTTCTTTTTTCTATCTATTAAAGTATAGCCATTATTAGTATTTACGTAATATATAGCTGTTTTACATTCAAAGTTTTTATCAATATGAAACTCAGATTGAAATGGTTCTTGTTTTGCTAATACAAGATTAGCTTTTACAGTAATAGGTGCAATACAATTTAATTTTTTTAATATAGGTCTAGCAATAGTGTCAAATCCTTTAGAAAAAGATACATGATCACCATATAAAATATGTCTAAAATAAAAGTTATCTGTATTTGTCATATTTTCTCTATAATACCAAGGAAGATCAAATTCAGGTGACATTAACTGTGCTTGAATATGTAAAAATTGTTCTTGTTCTAAAAAATTTTCTATTACTTCGTAATCCATTATTTATTTCTTAATTTATTTATAACCTCAATAACATGTTTTTCATATTCTTTATTTGTAGAAAAACTATCTAATGCTTTAGCCATTCTTATAGGATCTCTATTAAATGACATATCTCTAGCTTTTCTAAATTCTGCATACACTTGTTTTGTATTTAAAATCTCTATGTAATACTTAACAGAATCACATTTAGTTTTAAACACTCTTACTCGCCATTCAATATGATCTTGTTGTCTATAAGGTAACATACCTTCTTTAGACCATACCCTTATACCAAATAAATTGTTTCCTTCAATAGCAAATCGTGATGTTCCATAATTAGATTCGACTATAGCTTGGGCTATTATAAGTTCTGTATTTATATGTTTACTTGTAGGAATGTCAAAATTGAGATAAGCGATACACTTTTTAAGGGAGGTAATGAATTCTTCGTTATTATGATATTCAAACCTCGGGGGACCAAATCCTAGGCTCTTGGCCCAGGCGATAATGGCGTTCTCTGTCTTCTTCTTTGCAACTGGGTTCGGAAAGAAAGTACCTAATAAAAATGCTAAGATCGCTATAATTATGTATTTCCAAATTGTTATAATCTTTGTTGTCATAGCATTTACAGTGATTTAAGAGACAGCATCCAACTGTCAAATTGTTAATACAATTATTTTTTGATGTCTTTGATTTTATTTGCAACACTAAGTTTTTCTTCAAGTATGGCGATATGAAGCCTATTAATATGTATTTGATCTCTATTTGCTTGAATTTCTTTTTCTAAATCTTGTCTTAATTTTTCTCTTGCTAATTCTGCTCCTGAATTAGCAGCTTGTTTATTATCAGAAGTAACAACTAAACTAATTTTACTATTTAAAATAGTTACATCATGACTTAGCGTTGATAACGCATTCATTAAATATACCACACAAGTAAACAATATTGGTATAACTGCTAATACTATTTTTTGTCCTAAATCACCCATAATTATTTTTTATCCTTATTTATTATATCATAAAAAAAGTTATCTGTGTCATCTGTAATTAATCCTTTATTTTCAACGTTCCAAATTGTAGTTTGCACTTTATAATCTGGTACAGATGATGAAGTAGTAAAGCTAGGGATACTCCACAAAATACGATTGTTAGGCATAATTGCGTAATTACCGTTATCAAGAGCCAAAACATGTCCGCACTTATGTTTATCAGGAATTTCGGAATGTTCAGTATCAATGATATTACTTTCTGGATGTGCCCAATCCACAGTGAATAAATATTCTCCATGATATAATTTATTTTTAGTTTTGCTAAAATATTTACAGCGTTGTCCTTTTAAAAAATCAAAAACAGTAACACTAGGATAATAACTAAATGAATTCCATAGCTGAAGATCTTCGAGATCTTGATGTTCCATCTCTCGTTGATGCAAAGTACTGCCGCTTCCTCTTTGAATAAAAGCAGAGATAGGAAGTCTCCAATAGACTGCACCGTTCGTAAGTAAACAATGAAACAAGAGTGCACGGCCGCTAATACTCCCCAAACCAAATACCACGCAGTCTTCAGTTTCTCCTTGATGCTCTCGTAAGTCATATAGATATTCTCTCCTTATCTTGCAATAGATGGGCGGGATATTAGCATTTAAATAAGACATTGCAAGCTTAACATTTCCATCTACGTCTTGCTTGTCTTAATCTAGAATTAGGGTCTTTTGCTGCTTTTGGGAACATTTTCATTTGTCCAGCAGATCTTGCACAATATGATTTTCTTCTTGCTGCTCTTTTTGGTCCTGGTTTATCTTCTGTTACAGCTGTACTTAATTTTGAACCTGGATTCATTCTTCTGTAAGCTTTAACACCAGCTTCAGTCATTCCTGCACCAGATTCTGTAGATCTAAAATTTTTTTTATTTCTTGCTGGCATGCCTCCATCCGCAAGATCAACTATAGCACCTAAACTAGCTCTTAATTGTTTTGATTGTTTATTTTTATCGGATTCTTCACCAAGACCATAATAATCTTGTAATGTATCGTAAAAGGTGCCTGATTTTAAAATAGGCATTTAAATATTACGGCTGTGGTTGATACATTGGGCCTGGACCCGAATATTTATCTGTAAGTAAAGTTACTGCTGCAATGCTAGTAAATGTTGAAACGTAAACTCCTTGTGGAAATAAAATTCCATCTTCTGGAAAATTTAAATTAATTACATCTCCAGATGGAACATCTGCTACAAATAAAGTTGTTCCTGTAGCGCTTTCTGTTTTTAATTCAACTGTTCCTAATCCACCACCAGATGAAGTAATAATAATTCCTCTTAATCTTATTGAAGGGGCTATAACTACTGTGCTTGTAGCTGCCGTAATTCTTGTTGCTTGAATATCTGATTTATAACTCATAGTCCTTATTGTACCTAAAAAATACTGGGGCGTAAAGACGCCCCAGTATAATAATTAGTTCTTATGCTCCTGCAGAACCGAAGATTCCTCTAGGGTCAGACCAGCCATAGCTGTATCTTTCTCTAGCTTTGAATCTAACGTTTCCAGTATCAAAATCACCTTCGATTGCCGTTTTAATTGGCGATCTTACAAAGTGTTTTAATCCATTTGGTGCGTCAGTCATGATGAAAAATGCATCAGT